CCAGGCAACGTTGCAATCCGCAGGAGCTGATGATGCCCGTAATTCCTAATGCTGCCGACATCACTGCGATCCGTCGCCCAGACGGAACGTATGTAAGTGCTGTTGAACCACTCGGTGTTCCTGGGGTTGCGCGGCAGCTGACGGCTAGCTCTTCGAGTACAAACACGGCGCTGACGACGACTTGCAGGCGTGTTTCAATGCGAGCTTCAAACGCATCGTTGCGTTTTGAGGTTGGGAGCAGCAGCCAAACGGCCAGTGCTTCTACCAGTCATTTCTTGAACGTAAACGAGCGAATTGATATTGCACTGCCCGCCACTCCAAACATCGCGATTATTCGTGATGACGCTACTGATGCAGTGCTTGAGTTGACGGAGTTTCTCTAATGAGACTTTCTGCCAGCCGCATTTCAATTACCTCTGGCTTCCAAACGGTGTTGTTGCTGCTGCGTAACATCATTGCTCAGGATGACGATCAACTAATCACGCAAGGCGGCGACACGATCGTCGGCAACATCCAAGACATCTAGCCTGAATCATGACACTTGCCAAATCGTTGGAAAGGGTTGCGAGCAATGCGATTGCTAAGTTCGGCGGTGATGTGACCATTCGTTACGTTTCTGCTGGTGATTACAACGTGACGGCTGGTGCGATTACGGAAACGACTTCCGACATTGCTCTCAAAGGCGTCCTTGAAGATGTCAATGTGCGTGAGGTTAATCAGCTGATTCAAGCGAGTGACAAGCGCCTTACAGTTGCAGCCAATGATCTTGCCACTATTCCTGAGACTAAAGATCGTGTTGTGATCAAGAATGTTGTTCATCAAGTCGTGTCTGTAAAAACGACTGAACAGGACAACACGCCGATCACTTACGAATTGATTTTGAGGGCGTAACGATGGCACGCGAAATCCCGCTTAATCAGATTGGCGATTACTACCGCGAAAACATCCGCATCTTGGTGGCTGCTACAACGCTGGAGGCAGAGAAACGCCTGAAAGAAAAAACGCCTGTTTTTTCCAAAAGCAACTACTCACAGGCCGAGCTGGATGAGATGCCTGCTTTTTTCAAAGTCAACGGCAAAACTGTGCCGCTTAAAAAATCGATTGACGAGCATGTTGGTGGTCGATTGCGTGCAGCTTGGCAGTCTGATCCGGCCAAAGGCGAAGTTACTAACAACGTTGAATATGCTGAGCCTGTGGTCTACGGAACCAATCTCCCACCGTCTTGGAAGGGTCAATATCGAACACGACAAAACACAGTCCCTGGTTACCCAGACTTGATTGCTAAGGAGCTTGAGTCTTGGGCCGTGCGCGAGTACAACAAGATTGCAAACACGTAACGCATGGCTGCCGCTGATCTAAATGCCATCAGAGCGACGATTGAAACGCACTTCCTCGCAGGCTTTGGCGCAGATGTGGTCAAGCAAGATGGCAACACCTTGATCAGTGAAGGTGGCCTGATCATCGTCACAGAATCACCTGAGGCAGATGCAACGCCTTTGGTTTTCAGAAATCAGCCTTATACCCCAACACCTGGCGATTCTTTTGTTCAGTGCTTGGTGTCGTTTGCGTCGTCGTCTTATCTAACCCTTGGCGGTACGACCAGTTCATCAAACAGGATCGACGGTACTATCGAGGCAAATGTTTTTACGCCGCAAGGTGTTGGCCCTGGGGCTAACTATGATTTGGCGAGCCGTGTCTGCACCCTCTATACGCGCAGCATTATTGAAGGGATTCAGTTTGAGGCTTTATCGGGGCCAAGTGTTGTCACAGGTTCTCAACCGCCATCGTTTTTTCAGTCAACAGTGTCTGTGCCTTTCAATGTCTTCGAGGATCTGTAGAAATGGCTGCCACCAACCGAAACACAATCAGGGCAGTCGTTGAAGGCAGACTCGCGACTGAGTTGGCCGGTAATCCTGTGTTGCCTGTTGTGTTTCACAACATGGCGTATGAGCCGACGCCAGGGTCAAGCTGGGTTCAGTGTTTGTTGAGCTTTGGTTCAGGCGAGTATCTGACTCATGGGGGCATCAGCGACTCAAGCAACCGTGTTGTCGGGATTGTTGTTTTGAACGTGTTTACGCCTCTTGGTGTTGGCACAGGCGCGAACTACACTATCGCCAAGCGGATTCGTGACCTATACAATAGGGTCATCGTGTCGGGGATTTACTTCGACGCTCCGATTGGTCCAGAGGTTTTAGCAACTGCTTCACCTGAGGGCTACTTTCAAACCCAGGTCCGTGTGACCTTTGAATTTATCGAGGAACTCTGATCATGGCGTTTTATCGAGGAGAGGAGGGCAGCGTCAAGTTCGACGACGCGGGCTCCTCTGCAGCCTTAATCACTAGCACTCGGTCTTGGTCGTTGACCTTGGACAAGGCAGTGCTCGAAACCACTGCGCTGCAAGATAATTACGCTGGCAAGATCGGCAGCATTATTAGCGGGTCTGGCAGTGCTGAGATTCTTTACACCGCTTCAAGCAGCGACGAGACTGCTGCATTCGTTGATCACATCAACACTGTGGATGACCAAGGAACAGCTCTGTTTGAGCTTTTCCTAAACTCAAATAAAAAAATCGTCTTCGATGCTGTCGTTAAGTCAGCCGATTTCACTGCAACGATTGGCGAAATAGAAGTCATTACCGTTAATTTTGACACTAACGGTTCCATCTCTACCACGCTCTAATCATGGGTTTTTATCGCGGCGAACAAGGCAACGTCAAATTCACGCACGATTCTGATGGCACACTGACAGTTGTCACTGCTGTCAGGTCATTCTCTCTTTCTATCGAAAAAGAATCGCTTGATGTCACGGCACATGGCGATAGCTTCCGTGATGTTGTCGGCAGCTTGATTAGCGGGAGCGGAACGATCGAGCTTTTGTATGAAGCGACTGCTGCTGGCGAAGGCAAAGGCGATTTGATTCGTGAGATCTTGACAACGCCTTCCACCGAAAGCACAGACGCTAAAGCTGAGCTTTACACCTATGACGCAAATGGTTCGCAAGGCTCAGGCAGTGAAAAGATCACTTTTGATCTTTTAGTTACGGGCACTGAGTTTGGTGCTACTGTTGGCGAGTTGCAGACTGTCACCATTGGTTTTCAAACCAAAGGTACAATCGCATTAGCAACTGTTGCTTGACTTAGTTTATGTCTCCCAGGCCTGAACGAACTGTTGATCTGCTGGTTGGGGCATTTGATCTCAACCAGCGCCGTAAGTTTGAATTGAAGAATGCAGCTGGCGACAAAATTGTCGATCTGTATTTCAAGCCAATCACCCGCGCTGATCGCAAGAGAGCGCAATCCTTTGCCAACAGCGTTGAAGCTCTAGACATCAGCACGCAGATGCTGTGTCAAATTGCTGAACTTGAAGATGGCACAAAAGCCTTTGCCGCAGCTGACGCACCTAAGCTGCAACGTGAACTACCTGAATCGGTGCTCAATGATCTTGAGCTGTTCCTGTTCGGTGTTGCAGATGATAGCGTAGATATTGACGACGCAAAAAACGACTGAAGCAGGACAGGTGGACTTATTTTGAGTTCTTTCTGGCCTGCGAATTAGGAATGACGGTCAGCAGACTCAGGACTGAGTTGACTGATGCCGAATTGCTGCACTTTGCGGCGTTTTACTCGTTGAAGAACGAAGAGGAAGAGAAAGCAATGGAGCGCGCAAAGCACAGACGGCGGTAACATTGAATCATTGCCGGGTGGCTTGTGGCTGAATCCGTCCTCAGGTTTAGGGTCGAAACTGCTGATGCCAACCGCAAGGTCGCAAAGCTTGAGGATCAAGTACGCAAGCTTGAGATTGCGCTGAAAGCAACTGGAGGAACTTCAAGAAACGCCGCCACAGGCATGAAGGCTTTCAGCCAAGGAGCTGGGGCCGCAGGCGTAAGTGCAAAAGCACTGGGCGCTGCTGTTAAAGGAATTTTGGGGCCGTTATCTTTAGTTGCGGCTGCCGCTGGGGCTGTTGTTGGTGGCTTAAAAGGTTTTGTTGAGGCAGACAAATCAAGAGCCGCAGTCAAAACTCTTGGCGTAAACGTAGAGACCCTTGAGGGGCAGCTGGTTGGAGTTGTTGCAAGGACGGGTGGTCTTGCGAGTACAAACGAACTTTTAGCCGCTTCTTACGACGTAGCGTCAGCTGGATTTGGTAGAGCAGCAGACATCACCAAGATTTTGGAAGCGTCATTAAAAGGCGCTGTCGGTGGAATGACTGACATTGCCACGGTGTCAGATGCTGCGACAAGCGTAATGAATGCGTTTGGGTTATCAACTGACAGCGTTGCCAAAATTGTTGATGGCTTCGTACAAACACAAAATGACGGCAAAATTGTCGTCGGTCAGTATGCAAGTCAGATCGGCCGTGTTGCGCCGATTGCTGCAGCAGCTGGCGTTGGTATTGATGAGCTAAATGCTGCAATTTCAACTGTCACTGCACAGGGTGTGCCAGTAGAAGCCACTTTTGCGGGCATCAACCAAGTCATCGCAACAATCGTCAAGCCTACAGCTGAAGCAGCTAAGGCGGCTAAACGATTAGGCCTTGACTTTAGTAGCGCGGCAATTCAGACAAAAGGGTTTGGCGGATTTTTAGAAGACGTTATTCAAAAAACTGGCGGCAGTGAAGTTGAAATCACAAAGCTGTTTGGCTCTGTTGATTCCCTTAAAGCATTGATGCCATTGATCAATGACGATCTGGTGTCCTTTAATAAAAACTTAGAGAATCAAAAAAATGCCACAGGTGCTGCGGGTGAAGCCGCTGACATTATGGGGCAGACGGTATCGTCTCAAATTAGCCAAATTGTCAATAACATCACCACCCTTGTAAGAGGGCTAGATCAAGTTCTTGGCCCTGCAATCAAAGCACTGCTAGGCCCAATCAATGCAGTTCTCAGTGCAGCAACAGCAACAGTTGCAAAGCTGACTGAGATGTTCCAAATGAATCGAGCTAGAGCAGAAGCTCGAAAGGAACTTGGCGGGACAATAGGCCGTGGGACCACAAAAGCTGACCCAGCAGAGGTTGAAGCTCTAGCGTTAAAGAAATTTCAAGATTCGCAAGCCGCATCAGCGCCTCCAAAGCCAACCACTGAGCCGCCGCCAACAAATCAAATTATTCCGACAGGTAATTTGTTGGGCGATCAAAAGGAAAAACAGAAGCTAACAGACGCAGAAAAATTAAACAATCTACTTAAAAAGCGATTGGTTACACTAGATGAACAGACACGTTTGGCTGAAGGCCTTACGAGCGAAGACCGTGCTGCTATTCAGCTTAAGATTGATTTAGAAAATTTAGACAAGCTTCGGACAGAAGCAAACAGTGACCTTGTAGATCAGGTTAAAGCAGGCGTTCAAGGTTTGTACGATCAGGAAGTTGCAACACAGGCTGTAATAGACAAAAATAAAGATCTTGCCGACCAAAAGAAAAAGGCGCAAGAGGCAGAGAAAAAACGCGCTGAGGAGCTTAAAGGCATTTATCAAGGTATTGGAGACACCATTGCTGATGGTGTTGTTGATGCTTTGAAGGGTGCTGTTCAGGGGACAACAACACTTGCAGAAGCCGCAACAAACATGCTGAACGACCTTGCTAATCAGCTGCTGCAAGTCGCACGCAACATGCTGTTCTTTGGCAACTTGACTGGCACTTTGACCAGTGGCTCCGGAATCATTGGCAGCTTGTTCGGTGGTTTTATGGCGAATGGTGGCACTGCTAGTGCTGGCAGGTCTTACGTTGTCGGCGAAAAAGGCCCTGAGCTATTCACGCCAGGCCGCAGCGGAAGCATTGCGCCGACAGGCAGTTTCGGCAGCTCTAACATCGTTGTGAACGTTGACGCTTCAGGCTCTAACGTGCAAGGTAATGGACAACAAGGCAAAGCACTTGGACAAGCGATTGGCGCTGCTGTGCAGGCTGAATTGATCAAGCAAAAACGCCCTGGAGGACTCTTGAGCTGATGGCTACTTTCCCTTCTATCAATCCAACCTATGGTCTTCAAAAGACCAGTGCCCCAA